GTGCGTCGATGTCCCGGTACAGTTTCCGGGCGGCGGCGATTTCTTCCTGACCTTCCCGGTCAAGCCCGGCGACGAGTGCATGCTGCATTTCAGCGAGCGTTGCATCGACTTCTGGTTTGCGAACGGCGGGGTTCAACTGCCGGGCGAATACCGGCTGCACGATCTGTCCGACGCGATGGCGACGGTCGGCATCAACAGCCAGCCGCGCCGGATTCCGGCCTTCAATGGCGCGGATACCGAACTGCGCAGCCGGGCCGGCGACATTCGCATCACGGTCAAGCCGGGCGGCACGATCGAAGCCGTCAATCCCAGGGGCAGTCATGTGCTGGGCGGCGATGGATCCATGACCATCAACGCGCCGGGCGGCACCACGATCAACTCGCCGCATATCCTTCTTAACGGCAACACGACCTTCATTGGCAACCTGTCCGGCAAGGCCGGCAACGGCGGAACCGGCAATGCCTCGATGCCCGGAACCATCACGGCAGACGTGGATGTCATTGGCGGCGGGAAGTCGCTCAAGGATCACCTCCATTCCGGCGTTCTGCCCGGCGGCGGCAATACCGGCCCGCCGGTTTAAGGAGACCCCATGCTGGCAAGACGACTCGACCCCGGCCACGACATGACCTTCGGCCAGGGGCTGGCCAACTACGCCCGCGACGACGAGGCGACCGCCCAGGCGGTGAAAACGCGCCTGCTGCTGTTATTCGGCGAGTGGTTCCTCGATGCGGGCGCGGGCGTTCCCCACCTGCAACAGATCATGGTCAGGCCGTCCAGCCTGCCGCTGGCGGAAGCCATCATCAAACGAACCATTCTCGAAACCGAGGGCGTCGCCGAGATTCGCGACTTCGGCATGACGATTGAGCGCGAAACCCGCCGGCTGACTATCCAGGCGACCGTGACCAACATCTACGGCACGGTGACAAACATCAAGGTGTCCCCATGACGCAACTCACCGCTCAAGGCTTTACCCGCACCCGGCTGGACGAGCGCCTCGCCCAGCTACAGGACGCCATGCGGGCGATCTTCGGGCCGGGCATCAACCTAGACCCGGATACGATGGACGGCCAGACGCTCGGCATCTACGCCGAATCGTCCAGCAATCTCGACCAACTGGCCGAGGATGTTTATCACTCCTTCAATCCGCAGTCGGCAACCGGCGCGGCGCTCAGCCGCCTCGTTCAACTCAACGGCATCCGCCGCATCGAAGGCACGTACAGCACGGTGACGCTGCGCTGCGTCGGTTCGCAGGGTACGTTCATCAAGGCCGGCAGTCTGGTGAAAAGCACGGCGACCAGCGCCACCTTCGAGACGACCGAGGACGCCATCATCCCCGCCAGCGGCCAGATCGACATTGCCGCCCGCTCGGCGCTCAAGGGTCATGTGCTGGCCCCGGCCGGAACCCTGAGCAAGATTGACACGCCGATCTTCGGCTGGCAATCCGTGACCAACCCGCAGGACGCCGTACCGGGGCGCGACGAGGAAACCGATGGCGCGCTTCGCATCCGCCGCCGGAAATCGACGGCGACGGCCTCCGTGGGCCTCCGCGACTCCCTGTACGGCTATCTGAACAATCTCCCGGATGTGCGGCAAGCGGAAGTCTTCGAGAACGAGGAAGGCACTGTCGACAAAAACGGCCAAGCGCCGCACTCGATCTATTGCGTGGTCGATGGCGGGCGCGACCAGGACATCTTCGACGCCATCTGGCTGAAGAAGGGGTCGGGCTGCACCCAGGTCGGCGCCACGGTCGGCATTGCCTATGACAGCCGGGGCAACCCGCAGGTGATGAAATTCAGTCGGCCGACCGAGGTAAAAGTCTGGGTCACGGTGAATCTGCAACCACGCCCTGGCTGGCCGACGGACGGGGCGCAGCGCATCAAGGACGCGCTGACCGCCTGGGCCGTCGAGAATCAATCCATCGGCGAGGAAGTCATTCACTCGCGGCTGTATGGCCCGCTCAACTCGGTTCCCGGCCATTCGGTCAGCGGCCTTTACATCGGCAAGGCGGCGGGGCCGACCGGCAGCGCGAATATCGCCGTGCCGTTCGATGGCTTGGCCCGCTTCGATTCCTCCCGCATCGTGGTGAACATCCTGTGAGCGCGGCCGCCATCGACCATCAGGCCATCGGGCGCGGCAGGGTCGTCACGCAATACACCGAAAGCCGGAAGTTCCTCGCCACCATCCGGGCGCTGCTGGCAGCGTCCGCCGAACTTGAGGCCGTTTTTCAGAAAATCGCCGAGCAGGCCGACATCGATCTGGCCGAAGGCGTCAATCTGGATGTGATCGGGGAAATCGTCGGCGTCAGCCGAATCCTCCCGGATTCCATCGCCGTGCAGTTCTTCGGCTTCGAGGGGCAGGCCGGCGGCGACGTATTCGGCGAGGACGGCGCGCTCGGCATCGGCTCGCGCTTTCGCGATGAGCAGGAGCCGGAGACGGCGACCAGCGTACTGGCCGACCCGGAATACCGGCTGCTGATCCGCGCCAAGATCGTCAAGAACCACGCGCGCGGCACGAACGAGGACATTCTCCAGGGGCTGTCCTATCTGTTCAACGCGCCGAGGACGATTGTCGAAGACCTCGGCGGCATGGCAATTGGCGTCGCCATCGGTCGCCAGCTCACATTCCAGGAAAAGGCGCTACTCAAGGTGCTGGACATTCTCCCCCGGCCCGCCGGGGTTCGCATCAACTGGCGCGCAACCTTCGGCGCGACCAGCTATTTGGGCTTCGACGGGCAGCCTCAAGCCCTGTCATTTGGTGAAGAAGGGCAGCCGAGCATCGGCGGCCTGTTTGCAGAGGAGTTTTGATATGGCATTGACCAAACCGCCGGTGCTTCCGGCATGGGCCGAAGGCGGCGAAAAGGTACAACCCAGCGACGCCGAGATTCAGGCCGGATGGCCGCTCTCCAACGTGCCGCCGTCCCGGCAGCGCTTCAACTGGATTCTGAATTTTCTTGCCAATGGCGTTCGCTACTTCGCGCGCCGCGGGCTGCCCGACTACGACGCCGCCGAAACCTACCTGACCGGAGATTGCGTCATCGGTGACGACGGCAAGACCTACCGCAGCCTCAAGGACAACAACATCAAGAACGTCCCCAGCGCCTCGTCGGCGTGGTGGGAAGAATGGGCGCCCTCGCTATCCCGGCTGGGCGAACTCGTCCAGAAGCAGAGCTACACGGCATTCACCACCGCCGGCGCTGCGCCGAACTACACCATCACGCCATCCCCGGCGATTGCGTCCTACGCGGCGGGCCAGCGTTTCCGCGTCAAATTCCACGCCGCCGGCAACGGGGCCGACCTGCTGAACGTCAGCGGGCGCGGCAACAAGAGCCTGAAACAGTACGACAGCGCCGGGGCGAAGGTCGCGGCCATTATTAAGGCCAACCAGCTATCGGACGTCGAGTACGATGGCACGGACTTTGTGATTCTGGATGCCTTGCCGCCCCAGGCGGCCACCGCCGCCACCGCCACGGCGGACGGCGCAGCCGGCACGGCGATTTACGCCAAGGACAGTGATACCACCGCCCGGAACAAGGCAGCCACGCCCGCCGGGGTAGCCGCGCAGATCGCGGCGGCTGTTGGCGAAAAAATCAGCCCGCCTGTCGAAATCCTCGCCAACACCGATCTCGACACGATCAAGACGGCGGGGTTTTATTATTCCCGGCAGAATGTCATTTCGGAAAGCCTGCTCAACAGCCCGACGGGATACGCCTTCGCGATGCTGCTAGAGCGGCATCATGGCTGTAAGCAGACGATCACGGAATACCACACCGGCGGCGCCGCAAGAATGTGGTTTCGCAACTATGGCGGCACAAGCTGGGGGCCGTGGCAACGTGTCATCGACACCAATGCCCTGACGGATTACGGCATTGGAATCAGCGCCACTTCCCCAAAGACTTATAGCCTTGCTTGGCCCACTGGCGACATGGACGCCAACCCGATGAGCGTACCGAGCGGGTTTTATCGCGCAACGACTGGCGTTCAGAACAAGCCGGGCGCAGACGGGAATCCCGCATCAACGACCGGGCTGATTCAATGGATGATGTATGACAACGTCGGCGGACGTAGTGCCATGCTCTATATGTCACTCGCGTCAAATGGACGAGCGGCGATGTTGCTCCGCCTGTGGGACAACGGAACCGGCTCCTGGGGGCCGTGGGCTCCTCTTGGCAATCTGGAGGCCAACTACACCACAGACGGAACCGCCCCCGCGTATACCGTCGCCACCGCCCCGTACCACGGCGA